TCGAACCGCACCAGGTGTATTCCACTATTTTTAGAATCTACCAAGATTGTAAAAATACTTTAAACTTTTCGCATATATTGAAATACGTGTTCCACCACAATAGACGCCCCTAAAACTGTGAGCACTGCGTTGTCGTACTTGAAGCCATAGCCTACGAGGATAAATCCCCAAAGAAACGCCAAGTAATCCGTCATTGGTGCGGCCATATAGCTACAATTAGACTCGGTTGGGATGGATGCCTCCATCATCTGATAATAGGCATGACCCAGTAGAATTGATAGAAGAATTGCGTACACGTGCTTCTGCATATAGAGTATCTTGGATATTAATTTGCGACCTCGTATATTTATAAAAAATAATATTTTTATATAAAAATGCAAAGTTTAGGAAATATCGGAGATTTAATAAAAAAGCCGTGCATAAATAAGACCGCTCTCTCTGATTTTTTTAAAGACACACCGGAAGCTGACTATGGAAAGTATACTCCAGGAGATCCACGTAACTTTTGTACGGGTGAACTACTATCATCCGATGAATTAAAAAAACATAAAGATAACTTTTGTAGTTTAAAACCAGAGCATTCAGTATGTCCGACCACACCCACACCCTCAAGTCCCACACCCACAAGTCCCACACCCACAAGTCCCACACCAAGTTCATCTCAAAATGGAACGTCCAGTAACGATGCTGTAATGTTATTATGTTCAGTAATTGGTTGTTTTTCGTGTATTATAAGTATAATTCTAGCATTTGTTATGATGAAGAAAAGGTCAAATTAAATGGATAACAGCGACCTCGTATATTTGTATAAAAGAATATCTGGTATGATTTAAATGCATCTCAAAGAACTCAAGGATCACTGGCGAGTAATCCGAGAAGAGCTTGATACACTTCCAGATAACTATGTTCAGGAAGAACCACGTGTATATGGAGATTGGTTAAAATCTGATGGAATATCTCATATTTTAACAAAATATATGTTAGGTAATCACGGTTGGATTAAAGGATGGCAAAGTGGATGGGAACAATGGCCTATTATTTGGGATTCTCACCCAATTGAATCAAATGTAAAATTTACACCAAAAACCATGGAGCTGTTAAAGTCTATTTCAAATATTAAAGTCGCCGCGTTTGCGCGAATGAAAGGTGGTGTAAAACTAAAAGAGCACACAGATCCAGTTGGACCGAATTACAAGTTTACGTATCATTTGGGTTTAAAATGTCCCAAAGGATGCTACCTCCACCACCGCACGCTCGGTGATGTTGAGGAGGAGGATGGTAAACACATTGTAATGAATGCCACACATCCTCACTGGGCGGAGAATACATCCCAAGAGGATCGTGTGATTCTCTACATTGAATATTATACTTCTTGAATACGCGTTTGATTACCTCCCCACCCCCGCATACTAATGTCACTTGGTTCACACCAGGGGTACACGTCCTCGCCAATGAAGTGTATGGCATCCACCCCAGCTTCAATACATTCATCGCATGTCTGTCCAATATCGTCAATAATACACCCGATACCGAGGGCACGACAGACGTCAACCTTTTTGATTTCATTCTTCGTGAAACTATTCGTAAGAATGACATCATCAAAGACACCCGGAAAAAAACGCTCAATCCATAGTTCTGTTTTTAATCGAGCTACATCCTGACGACCCGTCACAATATACATTTTGTCAAATGTTTGTCTAAAGTTTTGCATAGCTGGTTGGGCACCAAGGATTGGTTTGAGTTCAAGAAATTCCCTGGAACGATAGAACTTGTGGAGGATTTCTTGGGATTGTTCTTCTGTGCAGTTGAAAATGTCTCGGTATAGGTACTTATATTTGGGTGTAGTGGGTAAAGCGACGCCCCTCCATTTGGCCATTGGTTGAAGGAAGTGTACAAGGACTTCATCAACATCAACGGCGAGTTTAGTGTTCATTTACTTTCCCTGGACATTATTCATAGTCCCGAAATACAACACCCACTGGGAATCGTGGAACGCCGAGGGCTGTCAGGTTTTGGAAACGGACTGTAAGCCATTTCCCAATGTAGTCGTCCCTCTCACGATAGCATCGCTCCCTCTCTTCTATGGTTCCCTCTGGTCTCACTGTGAACTCCTGACCACTCGATGTCTTACATACCCAAACAACGGCGTCGGCATCTCTCCCGTGACCTGTATTTGCGCCAATGACTTCATACTCCTCAGTTTGGAACTCCTTGTACTTGAGGAGGTAATTGCTTCTCTTCCCGATTTCATATGTACTCACGGCGTCCCGAATCATAACACCTTCGTGCCCCTGCCCAACAAACGTATCGTGATATGCCTTGACCTCAGACTTCTTCTTGACGAGGTACGTCTCCACCGTCGTTCGCTTCATTCTCTCCGCAAATGGAAGATCTGGGCGCGAGGTATCAAAGTAGTCAAAGATGTAAAACTTCAAACTTGTTGGCTTTGTCTTAAAGGCGCTCGTGATATCCTCGAAAGACATATTTGGATCGTAGCATTCCCCATCTAACCATTCACCATCTTTGAGATTCTCCCCGAGGTGTTCAAGACCCGGAACAGGTTTACCAGTCCGTGAAAAGCACCCTTTATTAGAGACAAGGAGGCGAACCCCGTCCAATTTGGGTTGAACATAAAAGGGTTCTGAAATATATTTATGACGATCTTCCCATTTATTGGCCAACATTGGGAGGATTTGGATACCCTTTGTATTCTCGTTGTTCCACATAGTTGTAGCCCGTCCAAGAGCCTTTTCGTACCCAGTCTTGACATTGGTTCGGGAAACAATGGTCTTGTCACTCCCCACCATACCCGTGGTCTTCACGATATCCGCCGTACCATCACCGAGATCCTCTACGTGAATATCGGTAAATCTTTGGCGACCATTCTTGTCATTTCTAATAAGGCGTTCCATTATACGATTAATTAATTTCTCAACTTTAAATATGATACCAGTTGTAAATTATGGTAGAATGGAGCGACTTAGGCCTCCGGAGCGCACGAGTATCCCTATGAATGCAAATACCATATGTATTATTATAATAATTCTATGTATTTTAGGTATGTATAATAGAGGTGTAAAGATTAGTCAATCGCGTGAGCAATCTTATACTTTAGACACTTTGATGCCGACAAAAAGAGGTCTTTCTTCATCAATTTCTTAAACTTCTTCTCTGGGATCTCCGTCTTTGACATATACATCTTCTTGAGAGAAGTCATGAAGGTGTCACAACTCTTCATCTCACTCTTGAGATCTTGATACTTCCCCCAAAACTCCGTGGTCAATTGATGAATGAGAAGGTACGCATTTTCACCCATGCGACGTTCTGATCCACCCAAAAACATAAAAGTAGCCGCAGAGCAGCAGGCGCCTTGAGCAATGGTGACAACTTTGACCCTCGACTTCTCAAGGACATTCTTGAGCGCAAACCCTGAGAATATATCCCCACCATCACTCATAATGTTGACGCGAATTTCAGGTTCATATCCAATAAGATCCGCCTTTTGCTTGAGGAGATATATTTCCAACTTTCGGAAACTCTCCACAAACTCAAGGGTATTCTCTGGTGTAATATCCCCGTAGAAGTGGATCTCATTGCCGATGGTCTTTGTGACCTCAGGCTCTTCCTCTTCGATCATCTTGGTCGCCCCATTCAAGAAGTTTTCAAGCCCTTTGTTCGATGGCATTCTTGAGAGCTTTCTTTACTCTCGTCACGTCTCTCTGTTTTAACTTATTTCCAACAGCGAGGTGATTCATGACATCAAAATCCTGTGGAGTTAAACCATACTCCAACATTGGTTCTATATCTCCAACTTCCGCATACTTTTTCAATAGACAGAGGGCATTTATATCTAATTGTGCGCCACATCGTCTCTGAATATCCCTAAACTTTTGACTCCGCATCTTGTAATTACCATACTTTGTCCAAGAACTCCCAGGTCTAATTTTATCTTTCACGAGAGGTTTACCAAGGCAGGTCTTTGGGATTGAGAGAGCATTCAGTATAAAGTATGGCATAAGATTCCATTCCCCGGATGAATACATCTCAACATCATAAATATCAGCATATGCGAATGCCTGTGACGCCCGCACATAGTCAACTCCTTTTGAATCCAGATAGTTTTCTTGAAATATATCCCATACGTGACCATGTTCGTGAATCTTATCTGGAATCTTTGTAAAGTTTGGATCTGTGAGAACATCTGCTATAAAATCCTTGGGTGTTTTGAACACATCTTTTTGTTCATAATCGTCCAGGTATGAAAAGAAGTCCCTAATATTCCCATTACACATCACAGCCGCGTTTTCAGCCTTTGGAGAACGGTCATCGGTGAGGGTCAGGATTTTATCTGGTTTATGTCTTGGTATAAATATGGTCTCAAAGTTTGGAAACATACACATGGTCACCGACGTCACAATGAGAGAACCACGGGTAAGTCTCTCCCCATCAGAAACACGTTCTATGAGACTTTTGAATTCAGGGTTATAATCCTCTATAAACGCATGCTTGCCCGCCCCCTTTATAAATGTCAGGAAGGGAGACTTACTCTTGAGATGTTCTTGGAGGATCTCGAGGCTATTTGATTCATTGAGAACTGCGTTGAGGATGTAACTCTTTCCAACCCCCGAAGATCCACACACAAAGACATTCTTTCGCTCACGAATATACTTTTTCAATAGTTCAATCTGCTTCGTGTGAAGTGTGTCAACGGGCTCTTCCTTTTTTTGTTCGACTATTTTAATGAAAGAATCCATTGATGATCTTACTAATCAAGCCATAGATTTGGTGCTCGAGAATGACGCACTACAAGAACGTATCGTAAAACCTTTAAGAAGGAAAATTTTACCATATGCTGTGTGTGCGGGTTTAACTAACATGATCATTCTCATTCTTCTTGTGTACCTTGCTCAACGTCTGGCTCGTCTTCAGGCTCTTCAGAGACCACCGATGTGAGTTCCATCTCCTCCAGCATCTTTGTCTTTTCATCATATTCTTGACTTGATTTTACGAGACCCCCGAGTGTAGCGAGTGGGCCTCTTGGTTTCAAATTCGTGAATCCAGACAACTTCAACTTGGGAATTGCCCGTACATCGAGGATTTCTGGTTTTGTAAAGACGCTATCGAGGGGGTATTCCTTTTCAAAATCAAGGAGGATAGTTGATGGAACTGAGGGTGATTGTTCAATGAGACGATCGTATTCAGTCTTACAGTTATTCACAAACTCCAAACCATCCTGATTACGCTCTTCACGCGCAAGGGACAGGGTGAGACGAACATTTCTTGAGAGGAGTCCGTAGGAGAGTGCCGCAGCCTTGTGGTTTTCCATCAACTCATTGATCTTTAGGAATTGCATAATCGTCGCAACGAGACCCGCAATTAGGTTCAGACCACCAATCACAGATGGTACCATGCTGCGAATTGATTCGGGGAATTGCTCCTGGGCAAAGTTCGCAGTACCGGTGAGGGTGGAGAGCACAATAACAGGTAAAGTAAAACGCATACTCAATTTCTTATACATTATGAATGCCCTATGGTGCATATACCTATAACACCCAGCGGACTCACCCCACTGTCTCAGTATATTTTCGTGTTGTTCGTTCCAGCTATCACGTCTATGTTCAAGCTCCTTTTGTTTGATGATTTGGTCATCAAAAATTTCTTCGCTCATATTATTATAGATGAACATAATATTCTGGATTCATCTTATTTTTTTGATTGGTATTCTCGTCGTTCCCTTCACAAATGATCGTAGAAACTTGGAGTTCTACTCCATACTCATCCCATTTTTATTCTATCATTGGTCAGTCAATGATGATACCTGTGCTTTAACGCAGGCTGAGATGTATGTGACTGGTCAGCAAAAAGAGGAAACTTTTATGCACCGAGTTGTCTCCCCCATATATAAGATGGAAGATAACGATGTAAATAATCTCACAAAGACTGTCTTCTTCTTTTTATGGGCACTTGTCCAATATCGTCTCGGTCGCTTCGATACGTTCATTGATGACCTAAGATTGGTGATGTCTGGTAAAACCCCCAAGTAAAATGCCACATTGGCGCGAAGAGGAACTCACACGTCTCCGTAAGGAGTACAACTTCTATAAGGAGACTGAAATATTAGATGAAATCACGGGTTGTCTAAGATCAAAAACTTTAAAATTGATCATAGACTATCACGAACGCATGCTTGGTTTTGCAACCTAAGTGATACCATATATTTACAATAATTATAAACATGCTTAACTACATTGATCCCAGTGGACACTCCATCATCGGTAACGGATACGTGATTAAACACCACATCACCGTTATCGACATGGACGAGCAAGCGTCTAAGTTCTCCTTCTGGCTCGATATATTCAAAAACATAACTGATGACATGTACATTAATCCCTTGCCTAGGAAGCACATTAAGAAGTTTTACACAAATCTCAAAACTTTGAAGGGAGATTTCGTTGTTCAACTGAACGAAAAAGAGAGTCTTCAAAGGGTTGGGGATAAAGTTCACTATATTTATTAATAATTTCCGATTGGTATAAAGTTTTGGCACGAAGATCTCGTAGAACGAAATGCAAGTCAAGGACCAAATTGTGGCGTTGGAGCGGACGAAGGAGTTTCACCATGAAAAGTACCTCAATAATATCCATCTCATTGATGACAAAATTGATAGAATTGAAAAACAAATGGAGAGAACAAAGTCCCAAGTAAAGCGGGATCTCCTCAAGCGTACATTGGATTGGTACGAGGAGGAGATCAACAAAATGGATGAAGCCATTGACGTCGTCACAACCAAAATTGATAATGAAATACAGAGACTTCGTGGTGTTGAATTGAGGCGGGAGAAGTCTTTTGAATACAATATTGAAAATATTAGAAAATGTTGTAAGAACCGGAGTACCGCGACACTATTTGATGCCTTCGAATCCGTGGCAAATGCTCTTGAAATTATTAGAGCCGAAACTGGTCAAAAAAGTGGACAGAAATCCTAAAATTGTGATAGACAATCATACACAATGCGTCAGCAATATCATGTTTCCTCTCGTAGGGTATCTCTTCGTGGATGTAGTTTTCCATAATGGACACAGTCCTCTCCTTACGCTCCTCGTAGTTTAAGTGTTTCATACCAAAATGTGTATGCATGCTCACAGGTGAAATCAACACAACTTTATCTTTGAACATGTAATGTAGAAGTATTTCGATATTTGTGAATCCCCCAGGTGGTTGTCGTTCTATAAGTATAGTGTCTGCCTCTTCAAATATATGCTTGTGGTCATCTACAAATAAAGGAATGAGGTCTACAAAATCATTTGAATATATGTATTTATAGTCCTCAAGGCTTACCTTTTTAAAGAACTCTACATTCACTTTGGGACCCTTACCACACTCAGCAAGGACGAGACCCATATTATGATATCCAATATCTATGGCCAAGATCTTCATCTCTGTATCTGAATAATAATCCTTAACTACTATAAATGAAGATTAAGAACAAGGCCAAGAACCAAATCTTAATGTCGGCTGTCGTTGTACTTGCTCTCGTTTTGAGTTATATGTGGTTCAACCCCAAGGTGGTTGAAGTTCCAGTAGAGGTTCCAGTGATGCCCATGCCACCACGACCAATCGAGCGTCGTGAGAGACGGCGCGAACCAGAATTCAGAGAAGCCCCAATCAAGCAGTACAAACCTGGACACATGCAACAAATGGGTTTACTTGTGGGTGATGGTGAGACTCTTCCCCTATATGGAAAGGAAGTGAGGGGACGTCGCGATCGCTATCACTACTATACGACAACCCCTGGACAGCAAATATACCCAGTTCCAGTGTCCCATAACGCGCGTGACTGTATGGACGATATTGGATGTGAAGAACTCTATGGGAATGAAGCAGTCTCAGTAACTGGTAAGACTGGTTCATACTCGGTGAATATGTACAGAACGGATGACTTTTTCTAAGCTGATAGTTTCTTGATACGTTTCATCGTATCATTTACAAGACTACTTGTAGCTGAGCTACTGCATAAGCAGCAGACAAACATCGCCCCTAAAACGGGTGGTGTTTTAATTGGACTCTTTGAAGCACCATAGGCTACCATGAAAGAACAACAGAACCACGAGAGTAGACTTGATAACATAGTCATTGAGAGTGGTTCATCTTCAGTCGCCTTTTTATAACCAAAAATTGCCAACAATGGATATATCAAGAATAGCATTTAATATACACTAACAAAAATTATTACGCAAACTCGTGATCACATCAAACTCCCTCCCCTGAAGTCCCGGATTACTTGAGAGTTTTGCCTTGAGTCTCAAGAGTTCCTTAACGGTTTCATCGTCTAAATTTTTGAAAAAGTCCCTCTTTGCCTCCATGTCATCAAGTTGGTGCGCCTCCTTAGATGCTTGGACATATGGCCATGTGTGTCTTCGCAAAACAGCCACTTCTTCTTCAAGTTGCCTGATCCTTGGCATAAGAACTTGGGTTATCAGTGCCTTTGTTTCCATACCACTACAATGACACACATCTTTAAGATAATCCGACTTAAAAATATCTTCAGACGGATATTTAATGGTGAAGACCCTCAAGCGGTTTGGGTACTGGTCTCCCAAACCCAGATCAATTCGCGGGAGTTTACGGGTCATCGCAGCGCACAATGGTGACTATGAACGTAAGAAGTGTGAAATCACTCGTATTGCGCTCCAACAATTGTATGAGGCACCCTCATTGAGGGAAGCCCCCGAGGTTACGGTGAGACAGGTGCGCCTCAAAATGATCTTGGGTGAAGCCCTCGACTTGGCACATTCCATATGTGAACACCAAGATGCCCAGGAATGTCGTTGGGCTTGGGAAATGGTTGATGAAATTGATGATGCGGCGACACGAGCTGGTGTCAGATATCAATAATTTCCTCACCTATAGTAATGGAGTACGATAAACTCAAAGAAAAAGTCAAGATGTTAGGCTTCCGTGTCACCAAAGATGTCAAGGGGAAGCGTGTCAAACTCACAAAGAAGGAACTCGCGGCAAAATTGCCAAAGAAGATGAAGGCACAACCATCTCTCGAGAACCAAGCCAAGAGTGCCAAGAAGTTCATCAAGGTGTGTAAGATGGTTCTTAGAGAGGCTGAACCCACACAACCACGAGCGCCCCGTGTTGTTCAACAGTCACTTCGCGTCTCACCAAGACGTGCAGCTCCCCCGCCTCCACCTCCACCACCAGGGGTTCCACAAAATCCACGTGCCGCCCTTTTGGCGGATCTCAAGGCTAACCTGATAAAGAGAGGTCTCGCAAAGAACTAGCACCTAAGTCACGTGATGTAATTACATTTTCAAGTTCAAAAATGTCCCTCACCCCCGAAAAGAAGCAGTTCCTCAAGAAGATCAGTGGTGGTCTTCGCGTCCTCATGAGTTGTTCATACAAAGCTGATGAGATCGCGACCAATCCCGAATGCCCCATTGAAGAGTTCATCAGGGATAATCTCATAACCCATGGCCAGTTTTCGGAAGCAAAGTTTGATACAGTGGTGGATACCGCGTGTGATGAAGATCTCGTCAAACTTCTCGACTATTTTGACGACATGGACATGTATATGAAACGTGTGTACTACGAGGCAAGTTTGCCCATGGATGATGAATATGCGTCTCTCATTGAGAATGGAACGTTAGTGACTTTTGAGGATTTGAAGGTTAATTAGGCTTTGTAGAATTTTAAACTTTTAATTGGATTTGCAAGGCATCGCATATTTTGAGGTCCACTATATGTCATTTTTGTACCTGTAAGATCCACATCTGCATATGTATCTATTTTATAACCATCAGTAACTACAAATGACCTAATTCCATCCATCATACTGATTACACTTTCATCATTTTCATCTTTTGGGAGATTATCTCCAATCATTCCCATTTCTTGAGGTTTGTAATCACACTCAGTGAATATATGAAGCCCTTGTGTCCCAGCAAGGTTGGTTTCCCGTGTCTTAATTTCATTTTTTTTCATTTCATTGTATGCTACGTATCCACCTCCAAGCATGGAAGATACACAACAGAGACCTAACACAATCGCAGCCATTTAGTATATTACACGAATTTAATTCCAAACCTTTTTGTCATAAATGCCCGCACTTGTGGAATTGTTGGTTGACTCCATAGGTACCATCGTGACCAGAAACCGGCTCCACCCACCCCACTCATGTTCCAATCTTCTTTGTCACTCCTATTCACATCTTCCATAAGTTTATGGATCTTTTTGGGTTCCTTCTCAGCCACTATACGCTTGGGGATTTGTCCACCATGTCTAAGGACATA